CCGTATATCCCTAGGAATTTCTCCTAGAAATACAGGACTCACCATTGGTAGCATTATGAGGACTCGTTCACAGACAACCGTCGTCGCTCCTAGCGACAGAGCTGTATTCGATCTTGTTACAAACACAAGAACGAATATACCTGGTGGTAACACCGGATATGATGAGTCCGTATCATCCATGGTGGATGATCCGAGTGGTTCAAAGAGTAAGTTCAAAGAACTTCTCCACCTCTCGTATAATATAGTGCTGCTTAACGTCCCCTATGATGTCTATGACTCTGGGGATTTGTCTAACCTACCTGACCCGAGATCTAGGTACGAAGGGTATATGCCAAACGTTGCTGACCAGTATTATTCTGGTCTTAAGCCCGATTTGGCGCACCCCGACTCCTATATCCCCGTTACGGGTAACTCGACTGATGATCTGGGTGGATGCGTTTTCAACGCGTACAACCAGTTCACGAATGAGTATCGTGGTATGGATGGTTCACAGTCGGTATGTGAGGCTCATGAGACGCCTCATCTTTTCCAGCTGTGGGTTAGACGCAAGGGCTTAGCTGCTAACCTAGTGAATGGTTTTCTAAACTATTCATTTGGTTGGAAACCCGTACTCAACGACCTTAGGTCTGTGAGTAAGGAGCTACGCCGTTTTCCGTCCCTAGTACGGAAGAGACTAAGTGGTCAATCGCGTAAAATATTACGCCATTATCGGTTTCGTTTAAACGAGACGGTTGACGACTATAGTTATCTCTTCGATGGTGCCGCATCTCCACAGTGGAGAGGCTATCACTACGAAGGGAAAACTACTAGGAAAGCACGAATGGTTACGGTTACCATTCGGGCCATGGTGAAGCCTAAGATTAACGGAGAAGGCCAGCGCACGCTCGAGAAACTCGGACGGCTTGGCCTTATCCCATCCATGGCAACGCTCTGGTCCGTCACAAGGCTTAGCTTTGTGGTGGACTGGTTCTATAATATCGGTGGTGCTATAGAGAATCTTCAAGGTTCCCTAACACACGATGTCTCCGACATTGATGTGTGTGTCTCCGATCTCCGTGAACGCGATATTACTCGCATCACGCTGGGTACTGATGGGATTCAATCCCGGTGGGTTAGTAAGCAACGTTACTTTCGTAGGTATCCTACGAAGGTTCCGTTTCTTCCCCCCCTGCAGTATCCTAAACGTTCGATGCAATATATCCTGCTTGGATTTATTGCTCTGACGACCAGAGGGGGTAGTAAAATCCCCCGATTCATTGATAACACTAAACTCGGGAAACGTATAAAGAAGATCATCGATAATCTTGATGATCGACTAAAGACGGATCTTAAGCCTAGTGGCTGGCTTCCTAAATAATAGGTGTCAGCAGTTACTTAGCGTCTAATAAATGCTAAGTCGATGGCCTTCTTTAAGAAGGATATCGTACAATGAAAAGACACGCGGTTGTCAATTATCCGCAGTGCTGATATGTCATCTAAACATATTACGCCTTGGGACGTTATCCCATTCCAGCATAAGATGAATACAACCATCACCCTCAGTTCGAAGGTCTTCAATAAAACGAAGTCCCCGACCCCCACGTCCGTTGTCTTAGTGACACGTTCACGTGGTGACACGCTGCCCGACATTCTCACCGTCTCTCATAAAGAGACGAAGAATCCTGTCGAGCCAGGAAGCATCGATACTCGCTCCGTCGTTCGCATTGACCGCACTTATGATAGTGGGTCTGGCGTGATGAAAACGATTAGTTGGATGCTTAATTCAGTGATCCCGGATGATGCAGATGCGACTAATATCGCAGCTGCACTAGCTGATCTCACTGACTTCATGGCCTCGGCGATTACGTTGAGAGCGACTAACATCGCTATCATCACTAATCACGAGGTTGCTTAACTGCAACGGTAGAGTAAACAACCGCCCATGGGGGCTTAACAAAGTATATACAATGAAAAGTCCGACATGGTTAGAAGTTTCCCATATCAATGCCTCAAGTCCTGGCTTGCGCCTGGATGAGAAGCATTTTGAGCTTGTTATAACTGCAGATCAAGTCCTTGAGTTCTTCCGTCGAAACGGACGACTCTCTGGCCTCGATGCGCAGATGGTGTCCGAATACGTTAAACGCGCATTCGAATTCCTATATTGTAACGAAGCTTGGTCCACTGGATTCAGGATTGACACTAGTAAGTCGTGGGTTGATTCCCATAACTGCTACGTCCGTCTCGCGATCCGGATCCTAGCCTGGGTCTTTAGCGGAGAAATCCGTTTTAAGACTCCGGTTAGTCGTGGTCGCCGTAAGGCGAGCTACCTCCGTCCTAAGTTCGGGGGCAACCCCTTCTTAGTTCTGCCTGAAGCCTTCCTCGAGAAATTTATCGAGGTGGCGCGTGCAACCGTAGGTGATGAGGCGTAATGCCGATGTTGTATGAATATACAGACAATATATAATCGCCTGCAATCTGACGTGTCAAGCATATTGGGTTTTTCGCCCCAACTTGACATCTCCAGGGTTGCTCTTTATGAGCAGCTATGGAGAGACATATTAGTACTAATTGAGCAACTTGGTCCAAGTGACTACGTTGTCCATTTGGTAAGCCTCGATGGTGAGGCGCTCTGTTATGACGACTACTATCTATGCAGTCCCTTCGGGGGCTTCGCAGTAGTGATTGTTACCAGGATATCTGAGCCCACGGCTTTGCCGTGTCAAGTTCAGGTGCCTACAGAGCTGATAGCTCTGGTGCTTCGTTTCCTAGAAAGTCGCTCAGCGAAACTACTAAGGGTTATGCGCCAGATATGTCTGTTCACATATAAGAGCAAGTCACATGAAGTCACGAAAGAACAGGAACTCACGGCCATTAACGGCTTTATTAGTAGAAATACTAATTGCCGTTCTTTGTCGTTTTCTCGGTATAAGGCGCAAGCCTTAGCCCAGACCGACACAGGTCGTGTGCTTGCACTGGCACGATTACTAGCGGGTATTGTCTTTGATCGAGCTGATTTCCGGAATATCCGGCCGTCGCACGGTCCAGGGGCAGTATCTGATGCTAGGCGTGACCAGTATAGCAAGTGGTCCAAGTTAGATTCGGCTACTACTCGTCTTTGTGACAAGTATTATCCGATGTCTGATTGGAATGTTCCCACTCCTGATTCGTTTAATCACGAATCGGCTAGATACACACATAGTGTGTGTAAGCTAGCAATTGTCCCAAAAGATAAGCGTGGCCCTCGCATAATCTGCACTCAACCCGTAGGGTTGATGTGGATACAGCAAGGTCAACTACGTAGTCTTAATAAGGCAATTGAGTCCTCGGCTATCCTTAAAACTAACCGTCTAATCAACGGGGAGTCTAGCTCGTCGATAAAATTCGACAATCAGGAGCAGAACGGTGGGCTGGCTCTCGAGTCCTCACGGACTCGCGAGTTTGCGACCATCGATCTAAAGGATGCTAGCGATCTAGTCAGCTGGGGCCTTGTACGTTTCCTTTTGAATAAGGAGAATACGAAGTTCCTCGCTGCCTCGAGAGCAATGTACGTCCGAACACCAGTTAATGAGCTCGTAAAGTTGCACATGTACGCCCCTATGGGGAGTGCTATGTGTTTCCCAGTCGAGTCATTGGTGTTTTGGTGCGTAGCGGCTGCCGCTACGTACGTACAACGAGGTGTGACATACAAGTATCTTATCGGGGGCTCTGCGACGAAGTTTCTTCGTAGCAACCCAACGGAGGTATTTGTTTTTGGTGATGACGTACTTGTAAGACGTGAGTCTTGTAAGTTCGTCTGTGAGTGTTTTGAGAGTTTAGGTTTCAAACCTAACTATAACAAAACATTTGCAGAGGGATTCTACAGAGAATCCTGTGGTGTGGATGCTTACCGTGGGGAGCGACTTGATATCGCTCGCTTGCAGTGTCCCACCCTCACCAGTATGTCGGAAGCCTATGCTAATATAGACCTTGCTATTAGAGCAAGGCGCTTAGGCTATGCTAACTGCGCTGATTACCTAGAAGCGAATGTCGAATCCTTTCTTGGATTTGGCATAGCTGCCGGTCTAACCGGTAGTAGCTTCTGGGATCGCGGTTGGCCGTGTAATGCTGAGGGAGCCGATAAGGCTCTCTCCTGGAATGTACGACACAAGAAAAGGATTCGCTTTAACGCGGATCTCCAGTATTGGGAAGGACAGACCATAGTTACGCGCCCGCTTGCACTAAGCAAGCCGGAAGACGGTAGGTACCGTCTGTTCAGAGGTTTAACCTCTGCCGTTGATGAACATACCGTTGACTGGTTGAATCCAGACAACTTGCAGTATCATCTGGGGTGGTCTCGTGCCTTTTAAAGCATGAGACGACCGAAGTTGGCTTAATTGCCATCACCTGATTTTATATCAGGTGCCCTTCAAGTCCCCAAGCG